TTTTGAGGAGGTTATTAATGATACAAGACCTATACAAACGAAAAAGGTCCTTGGAGTTGAAGTGGGAACAGGAGCATCTATCTAATGGTAAATATACTCTTGAGATGGTCAGAATTGATGACAAAGTTAAACAAATCATTACTGACATTAAGCTTGAAGAAGCTGAAATCGCTCACAGGCAAAACACTGCAGAAGGTGTTGCTCCACAAGTTTCTGTAGCTACTTAGTACAAAAGCTACATCGCTGAAATCGCACTTTCTTTACAGGCTCTCTTGCACTCTACTAAAAACTGTTATACAAAAGTTACACTATACAAATTAAAATAAATTAAATGTAGACGCGTATAGTCGACATCCCTAGGGACTGCATTTAAAATATCTAGGAGGATATTAATATGGCAAATACAACTTTTTCAGGTCCGGTAAGATCTGAAGATACTTTTAAAACAGTCAGTAAAAACTCTACTACTGGAGCAATCACTGAAATTATTACTTTAGGTGATGGACCTGTTGCATTAGGAGATGAAAATAAAACACTTACTAACGCAACACATAGTGGAAGAACTCTTGTGGTTCCTGCACTTGGAGCTAATAGAACTATAACTTTACCAGCTCCCGTCGCTGGCTCTCACTTTAAATTTATTTATGGTGGTGCTGCAGAAGAAGCAGAAAATTTAATTATAATAACACCAGGAAATAGTAATTTCTTTATTGGTGGAATTATTCACTTAGATTCAAATGCTGATAACGTATCTGTTTATTCTGATGGAAACTCTAACTCAAAACTAACTCTTACAGATTTTGGTTTATTTGAAATAAATATTTTGGCTAAAGATAGCACAAATTATTATATTTGGGGTCAAGCAGAAGGTGTAGATGTACCTGCATTTGCAGATCAATAATAATTAACTTTAATTAGATCGGGGCTTCGGCCCCGTTCTCTAACAGGAGAAAAAAATGGCAGACGCAGTAACAAGTCAAACAATAGTAGACACAGACAAAAGAGCTGTAGTTAAATTTACTAATATTTCAGATGGAACTGGAGAGAGTTCAGTTAAAAAAGTTGATGTATCAGCTTTAAACCCTAATGCTCAAGGTGAAACTTGTACCAGAGTTACAATAGATCAAGTTTGGTATGACGTTGGAGGATTAAGAGCAGCACTAGAGTTTGATGCAACTTCAAATGTTGTAGGACTAGTTTTAGGTGGAAGTGCAGCGGCAGGTAATGTTCAAGGACACTGGGACTATAGATCATTTGGTGGAATTAAAAATAATGCTGGTTCAGGTATAACTGGTGATATTGATTTAACAACACATGGTCACACGGCTCACGATCATTATACAATAGTATTAGAATTAAGAAAATCATATTAGGAGGTAACTGATGGCCAATACAACTTCAGGCACAGTTACTTTTGACAAAACTTTTGCTGTTGATGATTTAATAGCAGAAGCATATGAACGTATAGGTTCACAAGTAACTTCTGGATATCAATTAAAATCTGCAAGAAGATCTTTAAATATTCTTTTTCAAGAATGGGGTAACAGAGGTTTACATTATTGGGAAGTAGCAGAAACTAATATTGATTTAATTGAAGGTCAAGCAGAGTATAATTTTTTTAGATCAACAGGAGATGGTACAAGTTCTGGTACAAATGCAACATCAGATGTTTATGGTGTAGCAGATATTTTAGAGGCTACTTTAAGAACTAGTAGAACTTCTACATCACAAGCAGATCAAGCATTAACAAAAATAGATAGATCGACATATTCTGCGTTATCTAATAAATTATCTAAAGGTACACCTTCACAATATTTTGTACAAAGATTTGTTGATAAAACTACTTTAACAGTTTACCCAACAGCTGACTCATCTAACGCTTCAAAAGATTTACACTTTTATTATGTAAAAAGAATACAAGATGCAGATTCAACTTACACAGATGCAACAGATGTGCCTTATAGATTTGTACCTTGCATGGTATCAGGTTTAGCTTTTTATTTAGCTCAAAAATTTGCACCAGATAGAATACAAGCTATGAAACTATATTATGAAGATGAATTTGCTAGAGCATTATCAGAAGATGGTTCTTCAACTAGTGTTCACATAACCCCTAAAACTTATTACCCAGGAACATAATGGCAAGAGGAAAATATTCAAAAGCAATATCAGATAGATCAGGAATGGAATTTCCATACACTGAGATGATGAAAGAATGGAATGGTTCTTTTGTACATAGAACAGAGTATGAGGAAAAACATCCTCAGTTAGAACTAAGAACTAGAGGTGCAGATGCAGAAGGATTATTAGACGCTAGAGTTGATAGAACTGAAAACGAAGTTATTGCAATACTAGGACCTAATCCCTTTGAAACAATTGCAGCATCATCTGGTATTATAAATGTGTTTGAAAAATCTCATGGAAGATCTACAAGTGATACTGTGAGATTTAGAGGAGCACCATCAACTTCAGCATCATTTAACAATCCAACTAGTTTTGATGGAGTTACAGGATCTAACATAGCTAAGTCTGCTGGCTACTCGATTACAGTTGGTAAACGAGATTCAAGCGGAAATATTACTAACACAACAGATTTCTACCACTTTACTGTAGACACAAACACTGCTACAAGTGGAGGAGTATCAGGAGGAGGCAA